CGAAAGCCCTTCGGACGGCATTTTTATTGAAAGGCTCTCTTCAACCGCTTTACACGAAGGCGGTTTTTTTTGTATAGTCCGGTCCGCGGGGTGCGGAATCTTGAAAATAGTCAGGCAATGCCGTATATTCCGACGCAAGGATTTATTTTCAACATCAGCTTAAGGGGATGACAATGGGGCATATTTATTCGGAAAGCCGTGATTTCCGCCTTTCGGACGGCTGGGACGGCAATGACTGACAACCTAATACAGATAGCAACGCCGATATTGACTGTTATCGGCGTTTTTGTTGCCGCTTACGGCATCATGAGGAATACGGAAAACGCCAAAAAGCGCGCCACCATCGACATGATCATGGCCGAACGTAACAATGCCGCCCTTCAAGAAGCCATAACCATAGTAAACGGGCTGGCAAAAACAGACGGATGCATACTCGCCACCTATACATCAGATACCCCGGACAAGAAGAAAGACCGTGAAGCCATACTGACAGTTTTAAACCAGCGCGAATTTGTCTGTGCGGGCGTATTGGGCGGGGCGCTGCACGAGAAAATGTATAAAGATTTCGAATACTCCATGCTGTTACGCGACTGGGACAACCTAAGCAGCTTCATTTTTGAAATACGCCGTATCAGGAGCGCGCCGACGGCCTTTCAAGAATTTGAAGCCGTAGCCCGGAAATGGAAGAAAAAGCCTCTGAAAACCAAATAGCTTAATAGCTTGACGTACGCCGCAACATAGGCCGTCCGAACCTTTCGGACGGCATTTTCTCAGACAAATTTAAAGTCCCGTTTCATCTGCTTCAAGAGCTTCGCCAAGTCATTTTTATGGATGAAATCGCCTCCTGTCGAATTGATGATGACGGTGCTGCCGCCTCCCTGCTGATCCGCCATTTCACGGATGGTTTGGGCGTGTTCTGCGGGTAAGACCATCTCGTTCTCGTGCAGTTGGGTCAGCGGGTTGATGCCTGCCGGAATGTCCCAGCCGCCTGCCGCCGAGGGAATGCGCGTCGTGGTTGTGGTCGTTTGAGAACCGCCGCCGCCCATCAGTCCCATTACAGCCGACATCATCGCCGCCATAGCCGCAACGGCAAGAATCGGGCCGACATATGGGATATGCGCCTGGGAAGCCGCCGCGCCTGAAGCCGCTTGAACAGCATTACTACTGACAACCGCCGTTGTCTCGGTTGCCTTAGTTGCCGCCGTCTTGGCTGCCGCCGCTGTCTCCAGCGTTTCCTTAGTTCCGAAAATCATCTTGTAAATGGCCGATTCCTCAACCATGCGCCGCATCAAGCCCGTCAAAGGTTTCGTAACCATTTCCTGAATAAAGGTTTGCCCCATACTCTTGAAAAAGCCGTTCATCGCCTGCCTGAAATTCTGCGCCCTCGCCAGCATGGCGGTGAACGCCTGCCCCATCTGCTGCTGTGCTTCCTGCCAAACGTTCCTGCCGCCGTCTTGCAGCATTTCCATGACGTTGGGCGCGTCTTTGCGGCGTTGGTTTTCGCGTTTGCCCTCGTTCTTCGCCTGCGTCCGTTCGTGCCCCCGCCCCAATTCGCCCATTTGGGCCTTGAGCTTGCCGATTGCCGCCTGACTGTATGCCGGGTCTTGTTCGGCAAGTGCGATGCGTTCCTGCAATGCGTCATAGGCGATTTGGTAACGGCGGTTTTCAAACTCGATTTCCAAGTCCAGGCGTTCGAGTTGCGAAATACGTCCGTCTGCCAGGGCTTGGTCTGCCGCGTCTTTCTCCATCTCCAGCTTGTGCTTGTCCAATTTCTCCCATTCGGCCGCCTGATTCATTTTGGCTTCGGTTGACTGCTTCGATAATTGGTCTTCAAGCGTCAGGATTTTTTCGCGGATTTTTACGCCCGTTTTGCCGTTGGCGTCCACCGTTGCCAGCTTCGCCCGCCAATATTCCGCCTCACGCGCCAAATCCCATTCTTGGTGTGCGAGCGTTTCGCGCTGCATTTCGCGGTGTGCGAGTTTTCGGGCTTTGATTTCCCCTTCCCAAGCCTGCATCGGGTCTTTGGCCGCGCCCGGACCGCCCGAACGGGATTTGCCCCCTTTGCCGCCGCCCTGATTTGCGCCCGGCTTTTTCCGGGCGGTTTTGGCGTGTCCTCCGCCGCCGCGTCCCTTGAGGGCATCGGCTTCGTGAATATCGGCGGCCCGTTCGCGGACGGCATTTGCCATTGCGCCGGCGCGGTCTTTCGTCAAGCTGTCATGAATACGCTCGCCAAGCCCGCCGTCGTCCATCCGCCCCATCCGAACCTTGTTCAGCTTTCCAATGCCCGATATCCCGGCCATCGACGCGGCTTTGTTGGCAAAGTCAATCATGCTGTTAATCATGCCTACCGCTTTGTTTATCATCCGTTCGATCGCGGAAATAAACACGTTGCCTATGGCCTTGCCGAGATTGGCGAAGAATTGCGGCATATCGTTTGCGGCTTCTTTAATCAGCATCCAGCCGGTTGCGAATATGTTGATATAAACGTTCACATACGCGCCGATTGCGCTTGAGATGACGCTCATCACGCGCCCGAACAACGACGGCCAGCCGCCCGCGCCCTCGTTCAGCCGGCCTGTCAGCCCGTCAAACCACGATTTGACGGTTCCCACCGCTTCCCCGACGGTTTCCGTGATGATTTGCCAAACCGCCCGAATCACATCGGAAAGATTCGACCAGCCGCCGCCGAAAACATCGATTTCATCGCCGAATTTCGCAATCAGCCCGACAACCGTGCCGATTGCGACGGCAATAATCCCGAACGGGTTTGCCAGCAGTGCAAGATTCAAAGCCAGTGTCGGTGCAACGGCGGCGGCAACGGCAACGGCAAAACCTGCGACGATCGGAACAACCAAATTAAGGTTATCCGCAATCAGTTTAATAACGGCGGCAATCCCCGACATTGTGCCGCTGTCGTTCAGCAGTTTTGAAACCATGCTTTGCCAGTTGTTCGAGAACACCGTCAAAGCCTGCCCCATCGTCACGGGCATTTTGGCCGCCTGCTCCCCGAACTTCTCCGACGCGCCGGAAATGGCTTTGAAAATCACATCCGCCGTCAATTTCCCTTCGCTGCCCAGCTTTTTGATTTCAGCGCGGGATTTGCCCATATATTCCGCAATGGTATCCAGCAAAATAGGTGCGGCTTCGGAAATGGATTTAAATTCATCGCCCTGCAATACGCCGCTGCCCAAAGCCTGCGATAACTGCATCAGCGCGGCGGCCTGTTGTTGCGCGCCAACGCCGCCGATGGTCATCGCGTTGTTGGCCGCCTCGGTGAATTTTAAAATTTCCTGCTGCGTGTAGCCGTAGTCTTTCAACGCGCGGCTTGTGGAAACGTACAGGTTTGCCGTTGATTCAAGCGATGCACGGGTACGGTTTGCCGTATCGAGAAGCTGCTGCTGCACGGCCAGATACTCCGTTTCAGACGACGTGACTTGTCGGACTTGGCTGTTTATCGACTGCATCGCATCGGCGGTATCAAGCACCGATTTGGCGAAGTCTGCGGTTGCTAATCCTGCCAGCAGTTTGGTCAGCCCCGATAAGCCTGAGCCGATTTTACCCACTTCGGCCCTAACCTTTTCAGACGCCTGTTGCGCCTGATTGCCCGCCGCTTCAAATCCCGCTTTCACATCGGCGTGCAAATTGCGCATGGTCTCGTGCATACTGTCGATTGCAGCTTTAAAGCCCTTTGCGGCATTATCGCCGCTGCTGCGCATCTTTTCCGCCGCCTTATCAGCATCGGCGGCGGCCGAATCAAAACCCTGCTTCGTATGGTTTTCTACCGTTATCCTGACTTTGGCTTCCAAATCGCTCATTTACAGCCCCAAATAAAAAAGCCGTCTTTTCAGACGGCATAACGTTTCAACATTTCCCGATAATTCGCCAATTCCCGTCCGGCAAACTCAAAGGCCTTCAAATCGGCACGATCGCCCGCATTTCGGCGCCCGTCCGGCCGGCAGGCGGTTTGTTTTTCACAAAATCCTTCGGCGTTCATCTCTGCACCCTGTCAAAATAAAAGGCTTTTTTGCAACCGCTTTACACGAAGGCGGTTTGACGCGCAGGGAATACAAATGCCGCCTGAACCTTTCAGAGTGCGAAGCCTGCCCATAGGGTACGGCATTTTCATTTCCGCCCATTATTGGTGCGCCTGATAATTTTGTATAACGCCCCCTTCGCGCAAACAAAACGGCAAAAATTTGCCGCGTCCGCCCGATATGTAAAAAATCGGGGGGAATGCCGACACTTCCCCCGATGCGGCCGCCAACCCGGAACCGACGGTTCGGTTGCAAACTTCCGGTTGACAACTCAATCCGCGCCCAACGCCCGTACCAGCGCGCCGTGCCGCGCCCTGCAGTCGTTATACATACCGGCCGCCTTCAGGGCCCACGGCAGCACGTCCGCGCCCGTGTTCCCTTCAAGGTGCGGCAGTTTCGGGCAGGGCCGCACCAAATCGGCGGGCGGCTTAACCGCCGTCGTCAACGGCGGCGTTGAGTTCGCGCACGCCGTCAGCATCAAAACAGGCATTGCGGTACACAGGTTTTTCAATGATTTTAAGCGTTTGCACATAGCGCACCCTTTCTTTTTCCTCGCGCGCCGCCTTTTGCGCCTGATACGCGGCGGACGATTTGCGGGCGTGTTCGGCGTGTTCGACCGCGGCGGCTTTGAGGCGTTCCGAAACCTCCGACACCGCCGCACCGTATCCGCGACGGTATTGCGCCGCCCTGTCCAGCTGCCAAGAAACGGCGAAGAACGCGATTGCGGACAAAATAAGCAGCGGCTTCCAATTTTTCAGCAAAGCCCCAATCATTTACGCCTCGCCCGCGCCCTGTTTCGCCGTGGCGGCAACGTCCGACAACCGGTAACGCCCTTCGGCGGGGGACGAAGGCACGGCTTTGCCGCCAATCAGCTTGGACGGCCAGAAGTAGCCGTCAATGTCCGCAGGGTCAAACGGGATGATGGATACCATATTGCCCTGATTGCCGCCCAAGCCCAAGATTCTGCCTTCCGCGTCTTTGCCGACAACGAAGAACACGTGTCCGCCGCCCCGGCGCGGTTTGACCGCGATGCAGCCGTATGCGGGGGCTTCGAGTTTCGTCAAACCCGACATTGACCAGGCTTTGGCGCGATACCAGTCCCTGATGACCGCGCGTCCGCTTTTGCCCAGGCAGTGTCCGACAAACAGGCCGCACCACGGGGTATCTGTTTCTTTCCACCACGCTTTCTGCTCCTGATTAAAATTTCCCATTTCTTGCAGCATCGCTAAAAGCACAGGGTTTGACTTGCCATTCACTTTTTCGTGAGCGCCAAGGTATTTACGGGCTTCTTCAATCCATTTCAATTCTTTCATTTCTTTTCCTTCCGATAAAAGACGAGATGTAAACTTTCGGTTTACACCCCGGCCAAGCCTTTGATTGCAGGTTTCCGCAACACCGATACATCCGGTTTCACACGTTCCGTTTCCATCTCCACTCCTGTTACACGCCGCCGCTTGGCAAAATCCGTTTCAGGCGGCATAATGTATCGACAACGTATCTACAACACGAAAGCAAAACCATGTTGCGACTGCAAAAATGGGGCAACAGCGCGGCAGTCCGTCTGCCCGCCCGCCTCCTGACCGCCCTCAACGCCAAAATCGGCGACGCGCTGGAAACAGAAATCCGCAACGGCGAGCTGCTCATCCGCCCCGTCAAACGCTACCGCCTGTCCGACCTTTTGGCGGAAACGGAAGCCGCCCCGCCGCGCGCGGAAGGCTGGGAAGAAATGCCCGATGTCGGACAGGAGGGCGTTTGATGTATATTCCCGAGCGAGGCGACATTTTCCATCTTGCCTTCGACCCCGCCGCCGGTACGGAAATGAAAGGCGGCCATTACGCCATAGCCCTGTCGCCCAGAGCTTACAACCGCGCAACCGGCTTGGTTTACGCCTGCCCGATTTCACAAGGCAGGGCGGCGGCGGCAAGAAGCGGCGGTATGATTTCCACACTGCTCGGCGCGGGAACGGCAACACAAGGCAATGTCCACTGCCACCGGATGAAGGCATTGGATTGGAAAATCCGCCGCGCCGCCTTCCGCGAAACCGTCCCCGATTACGTGATTGAAGACGTATTGGCACGCATCGGCGCAGTACTGTTCGACTGACTTCAGAGTGCGAAGCCTGTCCGCAGGGGGAAGCATCCGTTTCCATATCCGCCCCTATTTCAAAGCATTCAAAATATCCGCCGGCTTCCAAATCAACGCCGTCAAAGGCGCGGCGCCCAAAACCGCATAAAACATACGGCGCAACACCGCATACTCGGCAAACAGCTTCAACATCTTGCGAAACTCCCTGTTTATGCTAAACTTCAAACAGATTTCTCCTTACCTCGGATAAGGTTAAATTCAGAAACGCCGCAGGGATTCCGCCCCTCGCGGCGTTTCGCCGTTTTCAAACCTGCCGCGTAATGTCGTGCGTCAGCCGGACGCGCCCGGAACACAGCGTCTTCACGCGCCCCGTGCCGTCCGTCATCTGCAAATCGTAAGCCGCCGACTGCCACGCAACGGCGTCCGTCTTATCGTGCGACACCGTGATTTGCACACGGTTGCCCTCCGCCGCGATGCCGCACCCTACGGGCAGGCTCCGCACTCTGAAAGGCCTGGGCGTATCCTGCCGCCGCCCCGCTCCGGCACAATGTCCATCGCAAAATCACAGCCCGCAAAATCCATAGGTTCGCCGTCCGACTCAAAAACCAGCGTTTCCAATTCGTCATCGCCCCGATACCGCTCGAAATCAATCTTTCCCATCCGAAGGCCTTATATCTGAAACTTGCCCAAAACCGCAAAGCAAACTAACATAAGCCGCACCAACCCCGTCCTAACAAGGCAGACGCAATGAAAACACTGACCCCGCAAAAAGAACGCCTGGCCAGCCCCGAAACCCACCTTGCCGAAATGTCGAAAGACAAAACCCGCCGCAACATCGAATCCGTCCGTTTCATCCCGCCGAAAATCGGCGGCGAAGGCTTCGGCAGCTTCCAAATCCGCTACAAAATCCCCGTAGCCTTTGAGGAATAAAACGGACAAACGACCGCCCCAAGAATCTCAAGAACGGATGATGCGCGAATTTTTGGAATACCAAAAACAAGAACCGGCGAACAAAAGCAAAGAGTCGGACATTAGGCGCGACGAAGTGCAATCCGACGAACGCATAGCCCTTGCCGGCATACAGGCACAAAAATCCGATTCCGACAATCGCGGCACGGTTTTTACCGAAACAGTCAAAAGCCGCAACCGCACACCCACTTGGCCCGCCCTGATAGCCGCGCTTGCCGTCATTGCCGCTATGCCGACCGGCAAAACCGATGTCGCCCTCGAACTGATTAAAGTCGGCAGGGCAGTCATCCTCGGCTACATAGCCGGAGTCAACAAAGGCAGGGCGCAGGCACTGGAACGCAGCCGTCCTGACCAAACAGCATAAGTTTCCAACCCGCCAACCCCGGCAATCCAACCGCCACCCCCCCGTCATTCCCGCTTCCGTGGCAATGACGGGGGCGGCATACCCCGCTATTTATCGTCTTTCACACCCGTAAGCTTTTCCGCCAAGCCGCCCAAGTAACCGCGCAACACCTTGGGCGCGAGCGCGCGCACCGTATCGAGCGCGTGCCCCGTCATCATCCCCGCGAACACCCCCGCCGCCGCGCACGTCCACGCCTGATCCAGCGGCACGAACCGCTCCGCCGCGGCCGCCGCCGCGATTGCAGAAATAAAAGCCTCCAGCACAGCCTGCACGGGGCGGCCGCGTTCCTGAAGGCTTGCCCACACCGCGCCCAGCACGCCGCCGGCCGCCGCAAACAGCAAACCGAACTGCAAGAACCCCATTCACGACCCCTCATCCGCCAAACCCCGCGACTTTTGCGCCGAAAACAAAAACCTCAACGCATTATTCCCCGCCAGCGCGCAGAAAAACGCCAGCAGCGGCGGAACGACCATACCCGTGTTCAAAGGCGGGTACGCCCCCCAAAACGCCACCGAAACCAAAAACCACACAAAGCCCGAAAACAAAAGCAGGTAGGCCGAAGCCACACAAGCCCTCACGCCCCGCGCAAACAGCAATGCCGTCTGAAGCAGCCCCGCCGCCGCCAGCACCCCCACCGTCCACGCCTCCGGAATATCCTGGAATTTGTAATAAATCCGCCACGCGTAAATCTCGTCGGGCGCAAGCGCGAACACCGCCGCGTAACCCGACAAGCCCAAACCGCTGACCGCCTCCAGCACCCGCGTCGCCGTGCCGAACAACCACGCCTGAAACCCGGCGGGCAAAAACCGCCGATTCAACAAAACCCTCAACATACCCGTCACACACCCCCCGGCAAAACACCGCGAAGCCGAAGCCCCGCAGTGTCCGACGCCGTCTGAAAACTTATTCCGCGTAAACCGGTTGCGCGTCTTTGGGGATGCCCGCCGCACCTTCCAACGCCTTGCGGTACACCCAACCGGGGTCGGGCGCGGTTATGTCCGTTTCCTGAAAATCCAATGTGCGCGCCAACAGGTAGCGTTTGCCCGATTTAAACGCATTTTCCGACACATAGCCGTTCAACGTCGCCGTAACATAACCGTTGCGGTAATCCGCGCCGATATGTTCGACGACGTGGTAGGCCGCACTCGCGCCGGTCATACCGTCCTCGACTGCAAAATTCAAGGCAACAATCTTTTTATCTTCAATCATTTCAAATCTCCAAAAGCCCGCTAGGGGCGGGAACGAAAATGCCGTCCGAGGTCTTCAGAGGGCATTGCCCGGACAAAACAGGAAAAACCCAAACGGCGGCATACGGGGGCGTCAGCCAACCTGCCAAACCTCGTTTTCGCGCGATTCCGGAATCAGCACCCTGATATTGCGCAGCTCGATATACTGCCACCAGTGTTCCACAAAAAACAGCAGGTTGGATTTCGGAACGGCAGTATTAAACTCCTCCTGAAACAGAGAATACTGTTGGGGCGCATGACCCCGGTATTTCTTAACCACTACAAACTTATCCGACCTGTCGAACGCAAGCATCGTACTCCAGTCGGCATTGGTAAAAGGCCGGTACTCGAACGATATGCCGTAGATATCGTCCGGCAACTGAAGCAGCCCGCCGTAAGCATTCCAATGTTTATACATCTGATTTTGGTAATCGTGTACACGCCGGTCGCCGCCCAAATAAATCTGCTTCTTACTGTCGTACCGGAAACTTTCCGCAAAGGTGCGCCAAACCATCCTCCCGAGCAGCTGCTTGTATTCGTAGTCGGATTGCGCCAAATACGAAACCGACACGAACGGCGAAAACACCGATTCGTGGGAAGCGAGCGACAACTTCAGGCTGACGGGTTTGCCCGCGGGGATGACTTGAATCTGGTACTCGAGGCGGGTTCTGTACCTTGAGCCGGATTGTTCGGTATAATCCCCGCCCCCCCTTGCCCGGGGGGGCAGGTCTTCGTACCTCCCGAAAGTTCGGCCGCGCCAAATATAATTGGTATAGTTCTCGGTTTCCCTGACTTCCCTCGGCGCAAGCACACCCCCGTTCAACAGCAGCTTTGCCTGCACCCTGTTGTTGCCGAACGTTTCCGAAACCACATAAAAATTCGGAATCAAAACCCTCGGCAGCGGGTCTTTATCCAAATCCAACACCCAAACGTTACCCTCCGTCCAACGCAGCCTGTGCGCCCTCAACACGTCGCCCTCGACGGACGAAGCCCTGACCGTGCCGTTGAAATAACCCGAATCGGCCTCAATCCGGCCGCGTATTACCGCATTGTCGGCCGTCAGGATGCCGTCTGAAGACACCGTAAAATTACCCCCGCCGATATTCAGGCTGCCGCCCGTGATGCTTCCGAGATTGGAAGATACCGCGCTCAAATCGGCAACCTGAATCTTATCGGCAGTCACCGCGTTTGCCCCGATTTTATCGGCGGTAACGGCGGCAGCCCCGATTTCCCGCGCCGTAACGCTTCCGGCTTTCAGGCGGTTTGCGTCCAGCGTGTCCGCCGCGATTTTGCCGCCGTGGATATCCCCGGCGTTCAACTTATCGACAACCGCCTTGCCGTTGACCACCAATTCGCCGTTGATGCCCACGCGGTTTTTCTGCGTGTCCACCACGAACGGGAACACATCCGCCTTCCCGGCCGCACCGATGCCGAAGCGGTCGGCATTCACGATAAACTTGCTTTCGGGCGTGCCGTTTTTCGGCGTAGTCGCCAAGCCGAAGCCCGCCACTTTGCCGTTTGCATCAACCTTGACCGTGTATTGCGCCTCCAAGCCGTTGATGCTTCGGGCGTGTGTCTGAACCGCCGCCGCATTGCCGTCCGCCGTCGATCGGACTGCCTCGACGCGCTCGTTGACGCTGCCCGCGCCGTTGCCGTCAATCAGGTTGATTTTGTCGCGCAAAGCCTTGTTCAGACTGCTTTCCGACAGGTCGGTTGCCGATACGTCGTAAACGGTAAACGATATGCTGCCGCTGATTTTCAGGTTATCTTTGCCGAAACTGTCGTAACCCGCCGCCCTCAAGTAATAGGTCTTTCCTTTCTCCAGCGGTTTGCCGCCGCATTTGGCGATGGTTATAAACGTTTCCGCGCCGTCATAGGCTTTGTTTGCGTCCGCGGCCGGGCAGGCTGCGTTTTCGCAAACCCAGACGATAATCCCTGCAAAGTCTTCTTCGGCAGGTTTTTGGCAGGTAAAAAACGCCTGGCGCAGGCCGCTGTCGATAGAGATGCCCTGCAATGCCTGCAATTGCGGATTTTGCGCCGCGATTTGCGCCCAATTGCCCGTTTTACCGGTAACGGCACGCCCGCGAACCTTGAAGACAATACCGCGTACCTGGCCGCCGTCCGCCTTCATATCCGCCTGAGTGTAGGTGTAGCTGTTGTCAACGATGCCGTCAACCGCACGCAGACGGCGTCGGCTGCCGCCTGCGTAGATTTCCACGTCGTAGGTATCCGCGCCGTCCAATTTATCCCAAGCGATGACGGCTTCTTTGCCGTATGCCCACGATGATGTCAGGCGCAGGTTTTGGATTTGACCGAGCGGCGCGCCTTCGATGGTGTAGGAATACGCCGGCACTTCCGCCAAATCCTGAATGCCGCCGCCGAAAACGTTGTACGAAACCAGTTTGACCCAAACCGTGCGGCCAATCCAGTTGCGCGGCACGGCGTATTTGAACAATGCTTCGTCGATGCGCGCAAACCGGCTGCCCGCCGCGTGTGCGTTGACGGCGGAGCCGTACGCGCCGCGCGTCAGGTTGCCCAATGTGTAGCGTCCCACGCCCTTCAGTTCGGCGTCGGCGTATGCCAGAAATTCGCCGTCGACGTAGCACAATGTCAGCAAATCGCGGCTGTCCTGCTCCGTGCCGCCCGTCAGCTGCCCCGCCGAAATTTCCACGCCCAACGTATTTGTGCGGTCGAAAACCGCGCCGTCGGGCAAATCGGCGGTCAGCGCGCCGAAACGCGCCTTGCGGTTGACCGCGCCGACGCGGGTGTAGCTGTCGCCGTCCGCCGATACCCACACTTCGGCGCCGCCCCACATACCGCCCCCGGCGGTTGCCAGCCAGATTTGCGGTTCGCCGCCCGTCAGTTGCAACGGCGCTTCGAAAATTACCGGCACATGGGCGTTGCCCGGCGAAACGTTGTAGTCGGCCGAATAACCCGAAGACGGCTGCGTCGGATATTCCGACACGGTATAAACACCGGCCGGGCAGTCTTCGGCCTTGACGGATAAAACCCCTTCTCCGTCTTCTTCGATTTCCGTGATTCGGACGGGCGTTTTATTCAGGCCGAGCCCCGCGTCGGTCAGGGTTACGATGTCCATCGGCTCAAGCAGGCAGTATTTCCAACCCAGCTTAAACTCATATTCGTTGCGCACGTACAGGGCGCGTTGCAGCAGTTGTTGCGCCACTTTTTGCGCCACCTTCGCATCGCAAATGCCGTGCATCCTGACCGCGTCTTTCGGGCGCAATCCGTACTGCTCGATATTCGCCTGGTCTTTCGCTTCGGCGATGGCGACGTTGTAATCGTTGTCCCTGTCAAGGTACTCGACCTGAATCTGATTAAACGCATCGGCATTGGTTTTGCGCCCGGCCTTTACAGGGTCTTGCGCGCCCGAAACGATGAAATCGTCATCGGTCAGGTCGTAGGCGGCCTTATTGTCGGCAACGTACACCGCGCCGTTCCCCGAATGGCTGCCGTCCCCGTAGGGGATGATTTTCAGGCGGCCTTGCGAAAATACCGCCGCGCTGTTGGTCTGCTCCAGCAGTTCGGAAATATTCCGTTGCGCCTCCCCCTGTTCCGTGTAGGCAGGGCTTAGGAAAATCCCGACGGCGCGGCAATAATTGCTGTACCGGTCGGTATCGCCGATGTTTTGGGACGGGAAACCGCAGCCGTAGCGTTGGTTCGTCAGCAAATCCAATACGATTTCGCGCGGGTTTGCATCGGGGATGTTGCCGGAATAGCCCGATTTCCCGATGACCTCGAAATTGTGCTGATATATTTGCGCCGATTTCGTCAGTTCGTAGTTCGGGCTGCACAAATAAGCCGTGCCCGAATAATTCAAGGCTTGGCCTTGGTGCTTCGCCTGTTGCAGGTGCGTCCACAACGGCTGCTCGTCGCCGCCGCGCATAAGCGTCAGGCGCAACTGTGCCGGCGAATCGAATTTCTCCTTGTCGCGCCAAACCCGCCCCACGCCCTGAATCTCGCCCTCGCACAAAGCAAGCATGACGGCGGCTTCGTAGGTATAGGAAATACCGACCTGTTTCACACCGCCGCCGCCCTTGCCGCCCTGACGCGTCACGGCCTTATGCTCGATGGTGACGAAATCGCCGTACCAAATCAAATTGCCCGCCACGCGCGTCCTGCCGTAGATGACGGGCAGGGTCAGCCCCTGTGATGACCGCTGAACCTGTAACGATAAAATCCGCTCTTCGGCAGATGTAACGGTTGACGATTTACCACCCATAAAACCACCTCGAAACTTGCAAAAATTATCAAAATCGATATAATTTACTTATATCAAAACAGATATAAAATATGAAACCGTTAAATTTTTCAGGCGGTTCATTGGATTGCCTGCGGCAATTCCCCGAAAACGCCAAACAGGCGGCAGGTTATCAACTTCAAGAAAAGCCGGAAAACCGCGGGCGCCGATTCGGAATCGGCGGAAAAACGTTACAACAAATTGATTCGGGAAAAGAAATAATGGAAAGCCAAACTTTCGCCTCCGTATTTGACGCACTGTGCGACACGCCTGCCCAAGCCGCCAATATGCGGTTGCGCGCCGGCCTGATGATGCACATCGCCGATACCGTCCGCGAAAACGGTTGGACGCAAAAACAGGCCGCAGAACATTGCGGCCTGACCCGGCCGCGCATCAACGACCTGCTGAACGGGAAAATCGACAAATTTTCATTGGATGCGCTCGTAAACATCAATGCCGGACTCGGGCAGTGCATTTCCTTATCCTTCGCCCCCGCGTAAAGCCCGTCCTTTCAGACGGCCGCAAAATCAAAATGAAAATGTAAAAAACCGAACCCCGCGCCCGATAAGTTCGGCTTGGCCGATGTCGTCCGACACCACGCCGCGCCCGATGTAGCTGTGAATAACCTTGTCGCCGCCCGCCAATATGCCGCCGTGCGAAAACGACCGCCCGAAACGCCATACTGCAATGTCGCCCGCCTGCGGCGATTCCGTTTCACGGCAAAATTGCGTGACGAACCCCAAATAACGCTCGCAATCGCGGTGCAGATGCCAATCTTGAGGGTAAGGGCGCGGGTCGAACCCTTCGGGAAGCAGTCCGACCGCCCCGTAGACGGCGACCAGGAGCATCGCGCAATCAACACCCGCGCCCTTGACCATTGCATGATGATGGTACGGCGTGCCAAGCCACGACCGCGCCTCTTCGACGATCCGCGCCCTCAAATCCGTTTCGGACGGCATATCACACCACCGTATCTGCCGAAGGGATGAACGGGAAGCCGCGAAAATGCACGATATTGTCAAACTTATCCTTGCAGGTATCGCGCCGCTTGTCGCAGCCCGGATAAACCTTGAACGCATCGCCCGCCTGCGGCGGGTAGGGCAGGCGAAGGGCAAGTTCGAACGTGTTGCCGCCGTGTGCCTTGACCGTCCTGCTCAAACCCGCGTTGCGCCCGCCCGCAAACTTAATCACGCCCTGCGAAAACCAGCCGTCAGGCTGCGTCAGATTGTGCTTCAGCACGGTTCCCGTCCGGCTGTTTTCGGTTACGCGCCCGTTTACCGTGAATTTCTCACGGTTGACCTTGCAGCCGTCGTCATAGAGCGTCCTCATGCAGCCCGCCTGATAAATGTTGCGCGGGCTGGAAACGTTCAAAAGCTCGATGTCGGATTTCACGTCAACCTTCACGGACGACCTGCCGCCCGATACGTCCGACACGCGCCCTGAAAAAATATTCACCGCACCGACGGGGCGCAGTCCGGCATCAAAAAACACACGGTCTATCCTGACCCGCGCGCCGTCCAATACGCCGCCCAGGGCGGCCTCCGCCCATTGCAGGCCCTCAAGCCTGTAATCGGGCGCGGCTGAAATCTGCAGGGTGTTGGAATCCACTTCCAATCCGACGGCGGTACGGGTTGCGCCGCGCTTGATAACCAGCTCGTGCGCCCCGTAGGCCTGACCGTCCCAAACGACGGGCATATCCGCGCCGGTATGCCGCAGCACCCGGCCGCCCGAAAGCGTAATGGTGTACAAATCCGCCATCTGAAACTCGTCGCCGCCGTGCAGCAAATCAATCAGTTCTTTTGTCGCCGCCTTCATAGTTTCACACTCGTAAACTCAATCTTTTTGGCCGCCCACAAGCTGCCCAAAACGTTTTCAAAATCCACCGTGTCAGACGTAAACCTCACGCGGAAATAAAAGCCGCCCGTCCATGTGATCGGGCGGCCCGGCGGTTGCGGCGTGTTGAAAACCAAAACGCCCTTGTCGGTAACGGTGTAATCGCGCCCGTACGCCAACGCCGTGCCGCCGACCTTGACGGCGGGCCGTTCCTTGACCGCCGACACAGGCTCGATAAATCCGCCCATCGAACGGACAAGCTGATAACGCGCAACGCCCTGCACCGTGTTTCCGACAGGCTGGTCGGTTACGGCGTTGTCGGCCGGGTCTTCGTAAAGGAAACTTTCAAAGCTGCCTTTGCGCGCGTTGAAGAATCCCGCCAGTTTTTCCAACTCGTTTACGGACGCTTTTGTCCGCAATACCTCGAACGACAGCGAAAACCGCCATTGCGGGTAGGTGTAGTAGGCGGTTCGGAACTCACGGCCGCTTGCCGATTTCTGCGTCCCCGTACTCCATACCGCCGTTTTCTTCCGCCCCCACTTCAAGCCGGGGAACTCGGGGAAAACCGCATTGCCCATCAGATGATTCCTTTCGCTTTGAGCAGGGCGTTAAATTCGTCTTCGGACAGTTCGCCGCCGCCAAGCATACCGACGGCTTCGGCTTCGTCCGCTTCGCTTTGCACACTGCCCGACGACGGCTTGACGCCCATATACGACGCTGCCAAGATATGCACGGGCGGATGTTCGCGCCAATACTCGTTCAGGTGTTTGATACGCGGCAAATCCAAGTTGTCGGCGACGTAGTCCCACGTCCAGCCGGTAGAGGCGCAAACGTGGGCAATCACCGCGCCGAAACTTAATCCGCCGCCCTGGCCTCCCCCGCTTGTGCGGCTTCCTGCTCCTTGCGTTTCAAGCCCGAAACGTCCATCACGGCGGCAAACACTTCGTTCATGTTGCCGATATCGATCAAATCGGCCGCTTCTTCGCGCGTTAAATCCGGGTAATTGCGCTTCAGGGCGGCGTGGGCGCAATCGATAACGGTAGAGATTTGTCCGGCATCCGCCGCATTGCCGTCAAATGAGCCGATGCGCTCCTGCAACTGCTCCAACGCGCCCAGCGCAATAGGCGGAATCACATAATCCGCGCCGTTCAGTTCTACGGTTACGCCTTTAATCCGTACGGTCATTTTTATTTCCTTGACTTTGGTTGAATAAAAAAAGCCGCCTTTTCAGACGGCATATAAACATTACTCCTGAATCCACAGCGTACCGATTTTAAAGCCCGCCTCGTCGGTTGAGGCGGTAAAGTCGATTTCGGGGACGGAGAAGTCGTCGTTTTTAGTCGAGAACAAGCCCAATTTGCCGCTGGTTACGCTTTCCAGTTCCAACAGGGCTTTTTTGCCTTTGAACTGCGTCAGGTACCTCATCTTAAACGTCGGCGTGTTGCCCGTCGCCATATTGGTCAGCTCGATTTTCTTCGCCGGGGGCATCGTTTGCGTATAGGTAAAGCTCGGATAAACGGTTTTGCCTTTATCCGAGCTGTTAAAGGCGTACACGCCCGATTCCGAAACCGTATATTGGCCTTGTTTCGGGGAGGATGCTACTTTGATATAAGCCGTGCCGTCCTGGCCCATCACGCCCGCGTCCTCAGCGAACTTGCCGCCGCCGGGCGCGGCTGCCTGAAGGTAAGAATAATTGTCGCCATCGAGGACTTTGCCCGTAGTTTCCGCCCAAAGCGCCTTCATCGTGCCGGTTGCATATTCCGTACCGAAAAACAGGGTATTGAGGGTCAGGCCGTTAATCAACGCGCCTTTCATTTTGCCCGACACCTTGACCTTGCCTTGCGCCACAGCCAAAGGATAACGGTTTTGACCGTAGAACTCTTTCAATTCCGCCGACAAATCGACGGACATTTCCTGCAAGCCCATAATCCGCACGGGCGTTGCGTTCTGTACACGGTTGCCGTAAGCATCCGTAATCATTTGGGCGAACACTTCGCCGCTGCCAAACGTCAACTGCATGACATCCCTTTCAAAAAAAGCCGCATTACGCGGCGCAAATCACAATCGGAATAATACAAACCGCCTGTTCGCCAAGCGTCCCCTCGTCGGTTTCCACCGTACCCTCGACGCGGCAATACTCGATATCCGCGCCGTCCGCCGTTAAATCCGTCTTGCCCGTAACGGGGTGGACGGCGTTCACGGCATTGCACACCGCGTCAATCAGCGGATTCATGACGGGCGCGGGCGGTTGGCCCGCCGTCTGGACGTACAGGTAAACATCGGCGCGCAAAATCCACTTGGTCTCCCGCCCCGTCAATGTCAACGCCTGCATATCGCCCTGCGCCATAAATAACGCGGGCTGATCGTAGCGTTTCACATCGTTCCAGTGCACCAGCTTCCGGCTCTTGGTTACGAAGCCGTCCAATGCGTCCAGCTTCGCCCACAGCGCGGAATAAACCGCCTCACGATTCATTTCAACACCTTTCCAATCGATTTTTGCAGGTCGTCCGCGAACTTCGGCGTCAAATCGCGCAATGCCGAACGGAGGAACGACCGCTCCGGCAACTTCACATCACGGGTATGGGCGCGGACGCGGACATATCGCGGCGGTTTCAGCGGCTTGCCGAACGCCTGCCTGACCTGGCGCAGCGAAGCCTTAACGTTGACACTGCCCGCGAAACCATACTCATGCGCGATGCCGTAACGGACGTTCGTATCGACTTCGCCCGAAACGACATTGCCGGAAACGTTCACGCGCTGATGTACGGAGCGTCGCAGGTCCCCCGTCCTTACCCCCAACACCCGGCCCGATAACCGGTTCAGCACAACTTCGCTTTGCAGGCGCAATGCCGACCTGCCCACCGATTTGACGACCGCATCTTGAACATCGGCGGCATATGCTTTAAAAACCGCCGCCAGAATACCGCCGCCGATAAATTCCATCTTCAGCATCACACGCCCTTTCGTTTGTACTCATTGAGTATCGCAAACGCCGACGGCGGCATACCGCCGGAATTACCGAACGTAGAAAAAGCGACGGTTTCGCCTGCAAGCGTCTTGCTCCGTACGCCCTTGCCCTCGATTTCGTTCACGCGCTGCACCGCGATAATCATCACCGCTTCGCGTATGTCGGCGGGCATGCGCTCATAACCGGCGCGGTACGATACCTCGACATTTTTCAGCCCCCGCGCGAAACCTTCGGGGCGCATCAGCAGCCAGTTGTCAAACTCCCAGCCGCCGGCATCCGCGCCGTTGATTTTGACGGACGACACCGACAGGACGGGATAATTGTCCAACACGATGCGGTCTTTGCCGTTGCCGTCGTACCGCCCGACATAATCGGCGGCCAGGAGGCTGCGCCCGATATAGGCTTCCGCCGCCGCCGACACGCCGTCAATGACGCTGAGGAAGAAATCGTCCCGCCGGTCATGTTCAACGCCGATACGCTGCTTGAACTCCTCAAGCGATACCGGGGCGGCCATCGTTATTCAGCCTTTTCGGCTTCGGCAGGTTCGGCTTCTGCTTCGGCAGGTTCGGCAGCTTCGGCTTCGGCTTCGGCAGGTTCGGCAGCTTCGGCAGGTTCGGATTGTCCTGCCGGCTGCCCGGTTTTAGGTTTACGCCCGCGCTTGGCTTTTTCAGGCCCTTCGGCAGGCTCGGAGGCAACGTTGCCAAAACCGAACTGATACAGGAATTCCGCCGCCTCCGACGGCACTTCCACGATACCGTTTTCATCTGCCGCGTAGCTTTGGCTGCCGAAGGAAACGTCGGTAAACCCTTCGGGCGCTTTTAATTTGACTGTCATCTCAAAATCTCCAAAAGAAAAAGCCGTCTGATTTTCAGACGGCATATCGGCTTAACCCACGTTGGTAATCATACCGAAGGCAGGCATGAACATACCTTGCAGCACCTCGTCCGCATAGACGCCGTATTCGTACATACGGGTGCGCAGCGGCCATTCGATTTGGTAATACTCTTGGCGCGTACGCACTTGCAGCAGATTGCCGACGCCCTGAACGTAGGCGGGCAGGCGGCTTGAGTAGAACAGGTAAGTACCGGCAGGCAGGTTCGGGTGTACCACGATGTTCAGGTCGTCGCCCGTGATCTTGTTCATATACGAACCGACAACGACACCGGCGCGGATGTTCGCCGTATTGTTCACGTCAACGTTCAACTTAATCAACGGCGCGCCGCTGTTTCCGATAATCAGCTTGGTCAGCGCCGCCAAATCGCGGGCGTTGACGTAGACGGTATCGGGGGACAGGCGGTATCGGGTAAAGAAATGCGCGAACGCCTCTTCAAATTCATACACGCCGCCCGCGTTGTCGGAAGTCAGGCCGCCGCCTTTGTTGTCCGACCAGAACGCGCCCGAATCAGGCAGGGCGATTTGGGTCAACAGGCCGTCAAATTCCAAAATAGAAGTGGAATTGTCTTCGGACGGCAGGGAAGCGGCGGTCTGGGTACCTTCGGCATCAGCCGAAATTTCCACTTTGGCGGCAGTGGTAACCGCGCCCAGTTTTTCAGAACCGGCCGCACCCCAGTACCAAGCATAGGCAACCGCGCCGCGAACAGCCGGAATCACGGCGGTTACTTTTTTGCCTGCCTCAATACCGGAAACGGAAGCCGCCGCAGATTTTCGGGCGGAACCGCCGCCGAACGTATCGGTTGTACCATCCGCGTTTCGGCGTGTGATTTTGGCAGGGACTTGGGCAGTTTTAATGTTCGGGCTTTGTCCGGTTGCACCGTTGTTCGCGCCTGCCACGTCCCAATACGCCTGCAAGCCCAAAGCCACACAGATTACAGACAAGGTGCTGACGCTGATTTTCCCCGCCGCGTCGGCGGAAACGACGGCGGTCGGTGTAGGTGTAACGCCTGCCTTCAGGCTGGTGTTGCCGCCCAGCAAAATCATTTCTTCGGCAACCATAGTAGCCTGAAGGGTTTGGGCGACCGCCAACGCTTTCACGTCCTCGAAACCGCGCGCGGCGTAATCCGCTTCAAAGGTTACTTGGTTTTCCAAGCCGATGGCGCGGAATTGCGCGTTGCGTTCCACCGTTTCGTGATTGATGACGCCGCCGCGCCTGCCTTCGCCGATACCGGCGCGTTGGTTGCCGACGTTGATATTCGTGACGGCTTTCCAGTTCGAGCCGATGGTGCGGCCGCCGCCCACGCGCGGGATACGGTTGCGCAACGGGGTCAATACCGGGTAGAGTTTTTGAGACGGCGCGGAAAGGTCATAGGTTTGCAGGCCGGCGGTAAAGCCGGCCGGCTGGGTAAAACCTTTGTCAGGCGGCCCGCCGCCCGCTTGTGCCGACTTCATCAGTTCAATCGTTTCTTGTGTGAGTTGGTTCACGTTCATTTATCGCTCCTGATAATAAAAAAACCGCCTGTAAGCGGTGTTACAGACGGCCTGTTTGTTTTGCCTTAATGAGTGTCGCCACGTCATCCAGCGTGCCGTCATTCTTTACAATCGGCTGAAAACCTTTTAACGGGTCTTCGCCGTTATCTTCTGCCTTACTGATAGCTTTCGTACTGCCTTTCGGCGGTACTGCCTGTTTCTTCAGGCTTTCGATTTCCGCCTGCGCTTTGGCAAGGGCGTCATTCGATTTTTTCAGCGCGTCTTGTGCCTTTGCCAGTTCGTCAGCCGATTCCGCTTTGGCAAGATCGCCTGATTTGCCGGCTTTGGCCGCCAAACCGTCGGCCGGCTTATCGGCTTCGCTTGCCGCCAACGCTTTCAGCGATTCGGCAAGGCCGGCCGCCGATTCTTTGATTTGCGCGGTAACGGCTTCATCGATGTTGTCGTAGGATGCGTCCTCAACCAGCCATTTCAGCGACATCAATACATCAGCCGGTGATTTGACTTGGTACATTGATTTGGCGGCCGTCCCGCCTTTCGGCTTGTCGGCTTTAGCCAATACCGCTTTCAAGGCGGCGATTTCAGATTCGGACAAATTCACGCTTGCCGATTTTCCGGCTTCGTCCTTTTTGCCGGCGTCCTTATCGCCTTTATCTTCGGTTTTAGGCCCTTTATCGCCGTCTTTAGGATTTTCATCTTCCTCTTCGGTTGGTTTGTCAGACGGCTTGCCGTCTTTATCCGCCGCCCCTGCCTCATCTTTCGGTTTGTCCGCCTTAAAGCAGGTAAACACCGCGTCGGGATTGGCAGGGCGGTCGACAAGGCTGATTTCCGTCAGCTTCAAGCCCGTGATTTGCGACTTGTTCAAATCATTGCGGGCGGTAACGCTGCCGCCGATGGAAAAGCCTTTGTAAACGCCTGTCTTGACTTTCGTCACCGCAACAGGGTCAACGATATGCGCCCCGAAAAATGTGCGCCCGTCGTCTTCTACGTTGATTTCAATCGCCGTTCCCGCCGCGTTTGAGCCGTGCATCTCGCGCACCGCGCCGAACTTCATATAATCGGGAATCGCCGCCTTCATTGCTTCCGCCGCGACGACTTCGCCGTCCGAATCGACCGCTTCGCTCGAGGCATACCCCCAAACTTTGACCGTGCCGTCGTCCTGCGCCTCCGTCTTGGCGATTTGCGCGTATAACTTCGTCATTGGTTTGCTCCAAAAAAAAGCCGCCCCGCGAAGGGGCGGCAAAACACACCCGCCTGACCCGAAGGAATCAAGATTCAGGCATATCCCCTGCCAAAACAGGCACAACCGCGCACCGGCAGTTCGGATGACCGGGTATCGTCAACGCACCGTGGGAGAAAGGCTCGTGCAAACCGATTACGCCCATCCCGCCGTTGGCATTGCAGACATCGGACACCTTGTCGTCTTTTGCGGTTATCCACTGCTTGCCGGCAACCAGCCCCGTTCCTTCCCAGCCTATCAGGTTGCCCATACCGTCCGCCATCGCCGTTTCCGTTCGGGCAATGGTTCGGGCGCGTGCGTTGCCGAAAGCATGGGATTCTTTCAGGCGGCCTGCCAATTCCTGCACACTGTCGCCGTTTCGCATGGCTTCGGCTACTTGGGCGCGTATCATTTCGCGCGTCCCTTCGGTGATTTGCCACTCGGCGGCAGGATTTCGGACAAGCCCGCCGCCCGCCCGCTTCATGCCGACCATTTCGGCGGCGCGTTCATGCGCCCACTTGACGGCGCGGCTGCGAATGTTCGTAACCATACCGGCGGCAGGTTCAGGCATTACGCGCAACAAGGCGGCAACCGCCCCGTCTTCCGCAACACGCCTGATTATCGGCTCGACCACATCGGACAATCCCGACCAATCGCCAAAATCCAAGCCGTTTGCAACAACCCCTGCCGCGCGGCTCAATTCCGCCGCCAAATCCCCGGCCTGCCAATCGACGGCCGCACCCTCAATCAGCGCCGCGATTTGTTCGGCCAAGCCGTCAATGCGTGTCAGCAAATAAGCCTCAATAAGCGCGGCAGATTCGTCTTCGCTCATCGGGCTTTCCGACTTTCCCAACTTTTCAGCCCCTTGGTTCGGCGGCTCTTCGGGCTTTCGGCCGTCTTGCTTATCCGGTTCAGGCTGCCCCTGCCCCGGTAACGGCTCCTTGCCCAGTTCGGCGCGGATTTCGTCGGCGGTCAAGATGCCTGCGTTTTTGTAGATGGCGTAGATTTCAGCCTGTTCTTTCGGGTTGAGCGATTCCTCCCCCTTCCAGACAAACTCATACGCCGCCATATCCATGTAACGGGCAAGCACGTCGTCAATCAGGGCTTTTACCCAGTTTTTCAGGCTGCCCATGCCGTCTGAAAGCGACTGCTCGCGGCTCGTCTCTGCCACGCTGCGGTTTACCTGCGCCACGAACGGCGTAGGCTCGACACTAAACGCAAAGCAGACGACACGCGCCAGCCATTCGTCGTAAACGTCCTTCAACGGCGGCTGCTTCGTCTCGCGGAAGTTTCGGGACAACTCGCCCGGCACGAAACGCATTTTGCGCCGCTGCGCCGTTTCGCCCGACAGCAGCAAATCCCAGTATTCTTGAAACCGCCTGATGTCGTCCGCCGACCACGTTTCAGGCACGCCGACTAAAGCATCGGGCACGCTGCCCGCCGTGTAGTATTCCAGCGCGTGAACCTGCCGTTTTAGGGCGATATTCACGGTCATGATGATTTGCTCGACGGGCGAATAGCCGTAAACCTTGTAACTTCGGTTATTCCGCGAACGGTAAATCAACTCGTCAGCCGTGTAATCGACCGCCGCCATGCCGTGCAGGATTTGCTGATACGCCGTATCGGGCGGTAACGGCATACGCCCCGTATTGTCCAAAACGCGCTTAATCGTCGCCCCGTCCATCACTTCGAGGGCGTACAAGCCGCCGCCCAGTGTTTTGCGCGGGTAGATGCACGGCGCGTCAATAACAAACAGGTCTTCCAGCAAGATGCGCAGCCAGTCCGCCCACGTATGTTCTTTATCGGGCGACCGGAAGAACGCAACGGCTTCATCGACCTTTCGGTCTTTCCGTTGCGATTCGTCGTCTTCGGTTGATTCGACGTCGCGCTTTTGGATTGTCCACTTAAGGCACTCCATTTGGTCTTTACGCGCCTCGATCACCAAACGCAATACATCGTAGTTGTCGGCAAGGGCGCGTAATTGCGCAAAGCCTACCGCTTCACGTTCGCGCGGCTTGGAATGCCCGACGTTGTAGAACGGCTCGTAATCAAACCGCCGCCCCTCTGCCTGCTGCGCGGCAGGGGCCGGAGGCTCGCCCGCGTCGAACCACCCGTCCGCGTTGCCGGTAAAGGCGTAACGGACGCCGGCGGCAACGCGGGCAATAAAGCCTTGCGATAAAGGTGTCTTTTTACTCATTTCACAGCCTCGACCTGCGATCGCAGGAAATCAATCATGCCCGTCCGGGTATCCAGCAGCTCGCCAAACGCACGGCCCAAACAGTCTATTTGGTCGTCATGCCGGCCGTTCGGGAACATGCGCATTTCCGCAATCAGCGCGTCCGTGTCCCATGTGCCGTCATCCAACACCATCACATTGCCGATGTTGACCTGTGCCGCGAACGGTCCGGCGCGTGTAACCTTGTCGCCCGATTCGGGGCCGGCGGATACGGAAAAACCCGCCAACTGGCGGGTCAGGTATAGTGTTTGGGATTTGCCTGCCTGACCGGGGTCTTGCGGGATGGATATTTTCGTTTTCACGCCGTCTTTTTGCGCCGTGTTGCGTAATATCCTGTCCCGCTCGTCCGCGCCGTACCGGCCGCGCACGACGTTGGCGATGATATACCGCCCGTCTTCCGTAACGCCAAGCCTGCCGCCTGCCGTGTAGTCGCCGCCGTTTGCGGTTGAAGCCAAGTCCCACGCGCGTACCCATCTGATATTCCCGGCAGGCAACGCCTTGACAAATTGCAGGTTGTCAGGCTTGAACGTACCGCCGTCAGGCGGGGCGGGGCGTTGCAAATACTGCCCGGCAAACACATACGGCGCGGCCTGCTCCATTCGGCGCAGTGTTTCAATATCATGCTTTTCAGGCCACAACGCCGTGCCGTCTTCCTGAATGGCAGGCAGGCACAAATGCTCCCACTCTTCGCCGTTGCCGCCGTCAAGCAGCCAGCCCGCCAAGTCTTTCTCGTGCAGGCGTTGCATAATCAGGATAATCGGCGTGTCAGGGCTGTTCTTCCGGGATTCGACCGTGTTTTGAAACCAGTCGATGACGTTCTGCCGCCTGACCTCGCTTCGCGCTTCATCTGCTTTGTGCGGGTCGTCAATGATGATGCAGCCGCCGAATCCCTCCCGATGCCTGCCCGCACCGAAACCTGTAATCGTACCGCCCGCACCTGTTGCGTACATCACGCCGCCTGCGGTTGTTTTCCAGTGATGGCCGCTTTCGCCTGCCAGTGCCAAATCAGGAAAAATCGCCCGATACTCTTCGTGTTGCACCAAGTTCCGAATCTGTACGGAGTTATTGACCGCCAGCGCCGCCGAATAGCTCGCGTGGATAAACTCGCAATCAGGCACGCGCCCCATCGCCCACGCGATAAAGTTCACGACCGCGATTTCCGTTTTCGAGTATCGCGGCGGAATATTGATAATCAGGCGTTTCGTTTCGCCGTTGAAAACACGCTCGAGCGCGTTGCAGATTGGCGCATGGTGATTCGCCCGCTGCCAAACATAGCCGCGCCTTTGATAAAACATCCGGCGCGTGAACATATACAGGCTTGCAGAACTTAAACTGCGAATTACTGATGTTTCAACATCGTCGAATTGCCCTAGTGCCATTTCATTCTAACTTCCTTTGGAGAAACGGCCATACAGCCCCTCTTATGATTAGCGTTTTATGCTAAACCCTACGCAAAACATCTTCCGCTATCTTGCGATATTCCTCAGCATCAAGCCGTACAGCCGCCCTCATGCTCCCATCGCCCGATTTAACGTCAAGTTCCGTCTTATCGCCGTATTTCTTCGGCGCAATCTTGGAAGCCGCCCACTTTCGGGCATCTATCTGCAATTTCGCCTTTGAAACCGCCGCGCTCTCTGCTTGTGCACTATCGGCAATCTCGATGATTTCTTCAGCGAAATAGTCCGCCTGCTTTTCTCTCGCGCGCGCGTATTGGTGGCGAAATTCTTCATTAGCTTCCAACCAACGGTAAATAGTTTTCATTGGCGGCACACCATCTTCGGCGCATATTGAACGTAGGCTTCTGCCATTTGCGATTTTTTCGCATATCTTATCGGCCATGTCTTTCGTGTAATCTGTCGGACGGCCTAATTTGCGTTTCGTGCCGCTCATAAACCCTCCTCAAAAAAGAAACCGTCTAACTCTGACCCCTCTCAGAATTAGACGGCAAACACACACTCGCCACATAGGAAAAACGGAACGCCGCTACCTGTACAGGCAGAAGCTCAAATTCGGACAGCCTAAAACGCAAAAACCCGCACATTGTTATGTACGGGCTTAAAAATTCATATCCTTCGGGCGTGCGAAAATCCCCGCAAGGGTAACGATTTGAATTATACACCTATTGCCGGAAAAAACAACAGGCCGTCTGAAGATTCAGACGGCATTTGTATTCCCTACTGCATCAAACCGCCGACAGGTTGCGGATTTCGGGCAGTATCGGGCGGATTTTTTCTGCGTGTTCCGCGTCGGCGTGTGCGCTTAAGGCTTCGAGGGCGTTTGCGGCGGCTTTGAGGCGGCTGCGCGTTTCCGCCCAGACCGTCCACATCGTAACCGCCTGCCTGCAGCCGAGCTGCTTCAGCGGCAGGGAAACGTCTCTGCCCATTTGGATGGCCCGCGCGCCGTAGCTGACGGCGACGGCGAGGTCGTACAGGGCGTTGCCGCTTATGGGCAGGGCGGGTTGCGGCGCGGGTAACGGTTCGCGGTCGAGGACTTCGCCCGTCAAGCCTGTGTGCAGGGTCAGCGCGTGGACGTAGGCGACGGCTTCGGGCAGCTTCTCGACAGGGATGTCTTCGATGGCTTCGACGTTGAAGCGTTGGTGAATCATACTGTACGCTGAGGAGTAGTCTATGCCTTTGCGTCCGACAAGTGCGGCAACGGCCCGGCGCAATCCGGTACGGTCGTCGGCGGTGGTTTTGGCGGACTTGATGCCGTCTGAAACCGCCAAGAACGTTTGAATCACTTGCAAGGCGAATTTCGGTGAAATCCACATCCCGTAGGCAATAACCAGTTCGCGACAAACAAAAGTGCCAAGTCTTTGTTTTGATTGAATAGACGGTTTTCCGTCTTTTTCAAGTTCTTTAATTAAATCATTGGTTTGTATATTTTGAAGCCAGCGGCGCGGTGCGTGTCTGTCTTCTCCGCCTGAAGCGCGGTGTAAATCATTCAGACTGAATAAGCCGATTTCGGTTTGATGGATAGAAATATTAGAGATTTGAACTGAATTGTTCATAATGAAGATTCCTGTAGAAGTTTACGAAATTAGCCCAAACGGGCGACCGCGAGGTTCGTAAGCCTTCTACAAACAGGCTGTGCTTATTCCCTGTTGAACAGGTATTGTATTCGCAGCCCTCGCGGTCAAAAGTAAACTTCGGTTGCGCTATCGAAACAAACAACCAAACAAGGAAACTTTAGACATGAAAAAATCACATTGACGGAGTGATTGCCGTTGTAGAAGAGGTTACGACACCTCGTGAGTGGGAATATAAAACAAACCCCCTGCACATGCAAGGGGTTTTGGGAAATATGCAAACCTGCGCCACAAGAACCGTCTCACTTCTTATCGGAAAGTACCAATATAGCCTCTTTCCATAACTGCGGATTAAAAACGGTATTAAAGAAAATCGGTTTGTTTTTGCCGCTTTGGCTGATTCGGATGCTGCTTTGAAAACATTCCACGCTGTTTATTTTATCCAGCGGCAAATCTATACTTCTCATATTCCCTACAAAAATCAACCTGAAATTCGTCAATACCAACTCTCCGTACGCAACATTCTTCTGTTTTTCATTTGCTACGGATTTCCCGCCCCCTAAATAAACCGGTGTGGAGACAAGTTTTAAACGTGTCCCTGTATAGGTTCTGACCCTCTCAGTAACCACCTCGCCCATATTAACATAATCAATCAAAAAACAAGTTTCGCCACTTTTTAAAAGAGCGGTAGGAGGAGTAAATCCCTGTTCCGGATTTTCCAAGATACGATAAAATTTTTCTCTTTGTGCGAAAAGCAGGCGTATTTTTTCCTTTTCCTTTTCCTTTTCCTTTTCATTTAACTTGTTAATAGCTTTACTCATAAGAGAGCCTGCTATCAATAACACAAAAAACAAAATAAAGAAATTCGTGACGGCCCCGCCTTTTGCAGCCAATGACAGGGCAAAAAAAAATCGCACTCATCACAAATGATATTACCCTCAAAAATCTAAGGGCTTTGATGTGCTTCAGCATAACGCTCCCCTTAATGTAAAAAAACGTAAGCGAGAGTATATCACTCCCGCTTAATTAATGGCTATACTGAATCAAACCTTCTCAAACAGCAAATCAAAATCATTCCCTGCCGCCTGCCGTATCGCCCTATACCACGCGGCCAAGCCCAAATCCGTCTGCAAATGCAGGGGCCCCTCGCCGCGCCGCCTGATTTCAGCCTGCAAACGTTCCTCGTAGGCTGCCTGCGACTTCGCACCGATGCCGAACGAAATACGGACGGCCTCTTGTTGCGGCGCATCCACCTTCGCCCATGCCTGTAAAGTAAGAAACATGGCATCTTCGCCGTATCTCAAGCCGATTTCAGGCTTATGCGGGCAAGCTTCCTCCCCCATATAACGGCCTTCGATACTGAAACATCTATTTAGGCTGCGCGTATCACGGTAACGACGCTCAAAAGCACGCGCCAAGTCGTTCATAAATTCAAATTCTTGTTGATTCATAGCTTGATTAACCCTTTTTCATGCAACAAAACCAAAGTCCGCATTACACCTTCCGCGAAGGCCGTCTGAATTTCCCCTTCCGCACAATCCGCCAAGCGGTTCTATACATCAAAACTCCCAAATGATTCCAAATT